TAATGATCTAGAGGCTTTCAATGTAGCTGACAAAATCTTAAAGGAGCTTAGGAGTCGAGTTATGCGTGAATTAAAACTTCCCTATTCACGAGTTTGGTTTACTAAATATAAAAAGGACGCATTGGGTTTAGGGAGTTAAAGAATAATGAGAGAACAACACAAAAGAAAGTAGAAAACATGTTAAATGAATATCAATTAGGAATGTTTATTGAGCAACACAAAAGGCTAGCAAGAGAATACGATAGTAACCAAACTCGAATAGCAGAAGAAAAAGAATTTCTGCAAAGGTTAGAGACGAAACAAGAAGATATTAATACAGCAATCAAAAATATGCTTATGGGTCTTTGTAAAGATGACCTTAAAAAAGTTCAAGAATGGCGATTTACTAAAGATAAAAAATTGGTTGAGGAGGGTACTGTATGAACAATGAACAACAAACATGGATACTACGAAAACCAATAATTGGAAAAAAGTACGTTAATGGGAAAGCTAATTTCCCTGAGGGCGTATGGTCGCGATTTATTGAAACCAAATCAGGTATGGCAACTATGTCCGAAGAAGTATTTCACGAAACTTTTGTTGAGCTTGATGTTGCTGGGCTTACAAGACAAGTAGAGGAATCCTTGACGTTTTTATGTCAATATGCTTACGATGCTGGATATACGACAGGAGACGATAGAACAGTCACAGGTAAAGATGTAGACCTGAGTGTTAAGGCAACAGCTCTAAAGATTGTGGGCTTGTTATTAAACCAAGAAGGAGAAACAAAATGACTTATATAGAAATTTACGAACAATATCTAACAACAATGAAATCGAAATATTTACCTGATGGTATAGACAAATTATTTGAGTTATATAAGCAGGAACTTGTTGATGAACAACAAATACTAAATATTTTACAAGGCTTTAAACAAGCGTACACTTTAGCTAGTGCCCAAATATCTAGATGGACAGATGAGACAAATTTATATGTAGTTTGGACGTGTACCAGTCAGGCTTGCCACGAACTTTTAAAGGCCTTGCAAGCTTTTGAGCCTGTTGAGTTAGGTGGGAGTAACTAAATGAAAGAACACAAATATGACTGGGATAAACTTTTTAAGGATTGGTATGCTGATACGCGATTTTTGCCAGCCTTAAATAAAAAGAAAAAACAAGTCGGCTGGTTTAAGAGTCCACAAGTGCGCGTATGTTTTGGTATTGAAGTTTCTGATTGTAAAGAACTTGAATGGCTTACTAAGTGTGATAAAAAAGTTCAAGAAAGCCTCATAAAATATATTAAAAATAAGGCGCAACCTGAGATAGATGCGAAAAAAGCATTTATTGAATCGAAACTTAATGAGTTAGGTGAGGTTATAGAGTAATGGAAGAACAAAAGGAAAACGATGCAGCAATGTGAAAAATGTGAGGAATGGTTCATTCGTAGAACTACACGAATGGTCGGATTAAAATACTGTTCAGAACGATGCGCGAAAAATATGGCACAGAAACAATATCGCCTTCGTAAATCTAACAATCTAAATACTACTAATTGTGGAAAAGATGTGTAAAACTAGAGTATATGGGAACAACAAAGAAAACACCAACAAAAACCAAAGTGCCCGTCCAAAAAAAAGTTGTCAAAAAGACACCCAAAAAGGTTGTAAAAAAGAAAACGGTTAAAGCCAAAAAAGCCGACAACCCTGTAGGTAGACCAATATCGTTAGAAGACCCAGAGATACGCGCAAAATTCTTGTTAGCAGCCGGCTTCAACATGAGCGTCGAAGCATGTAGCGCATACGCAAAAATATCTAAACAAACCTATTACACGTATATCAAAACCCACCCCGAATTTGTGGACGAGATGGAACAAAATAGGCAGATACCATACCAGAAGGCCGTCCAAGCAATAATCAACAACTTTGCTAAAGATCCACATCTTGCTTTGAAATATTTAGAACGCCGACATAAAGACGAGTTCTCTCTCCGCCAAGAAATCACTGGAGCTGATGGGAAACAATTAATTGGTGGGCTTGCAGGGCTAGTAAGCAAAGCCAAGGTAGTATTAGATGAGCATGGAAAATCTAAAAACAAATGAAGATATTGATGTTGTAGTAGCAGCCCTGCAGGTTTCGCCTAGCTTTTTTACTAAAGAAATATTAGGTACAGAATTTTGGAGCAAGCAAGAAGAAATAGCAATCTCGGTTCGGGATAATCGTTATACGACGGTGCGGGCTTGCCATGATGTTGGTAAAACTTATGTTGCTTCTCGTATCGCTTTATGGTATTTATATTCTCACCCTCAATCGATTGTTGTTACTACTGCCCCGACGATGCGTCAAGTAGAAAACCTATTATGGCGAGAATTACGTGCTGCTCATGAGAATGCTATTCAGGAACTTGGCGGCGATCCTTTAAAGACCCGCCTTGAATTATCGACTGACTGGTATGCCATCGGAGCATCTTCAGGCGACCCCGATAAGCTTCAAGGATTCCATGCAGCAAGCGGAAACATTCTAATTATTGTTGATGAAGCTGCAGGTGTCAACGAGGACGCGTTCGAAGCGATCGAAGGTATGATGACATCAGAAAAAGCACGAATGTTGATGATCGGTAACCCAACTTCTGCCACTGGCTCATTCAGACAATCGCATCACTCTTGGGAGCATGCCAACAAAATACATATTTCTGCTTTCGATTCACCCAACTTTGTTAACAATGGTATCAATACGATCGAAGATTTACGAGAAGCAAACCTAGACAATATCGAAATAGTAAACCCTTATCTTGTTGCTCCGCGCTGGGCGTATGAGAAGATAGATTCATGGGGCATAGATTCGCCAATGTTTCAAGCGCGCGTGTTAGGTAATTTTCCTAGCCAATCTGCGAATACTGTAATACCTTTGAACGCTTTAGAGCAAGCATGCACAGAAGAACATCGCGCAAAAATTAAAGCTAAAGGCGGAATGTTTTATCTTGGTGTTGACCCTGCACGATTCGGTAACGACGAAACAGTCTTGACTCCTCGTTATGGAGGTTATGTGCCTGAACAATTAACAAGCCCTTATACTTCTATACCAGCAACAGTAGGACTAATAAAACAATACTCTAACCCTAGACCCGATGGTATATATGTCGATGTAGACGGCTTGGGCGGTGGAGTCTACGATATTTTGCGTGAAGCTAAATATGATATGGCGATAGAAATACATAACAACGCTAAAGCACTACCCGACGATACAGGACTCACATTCGCAAATTTAGCTTCTCAGTTATGGTGGAGAGCAAGAACAATGTTTATAGCTGGAGAACTCGCGATCCCTAACGACGACAAACTTATAATGCAACTCTCAACACGTAAATATTCTTTCACTGGTAAAGGCTTGACGATAGAATCTAAAGACGTTTGGAAAAAAAGATATGGCAACAAATCGTGCGACCGTGCTGACTCATTCATATACTCATTAGCTGATATACTAGGAAATGAGACGACAGTTCAAGCTTCTGCAGGACGTAACGTGTCAGATTATATTAACGAACGTTTGAGAGAATAAATGAGCAAGATCGGCCAATTCATTACTAGCCTAGCTAAGACACCTGCAGCTCCTAACACTATCGAAATTGGTACTTCTGCGAGCGGTAGTTTGCCTAGTATTTTTAACGAAGAATTTATAGATACCGATAAAGTTAAAGCTGCCGATCTTAAAAAGATGCTCGACTCTGATGGTACTATCCAAGCCCTATATAACACTATTGTCATGTCGTTATTGGGTAGAAATTGGACTATTGAAGCTGATGACGATTCGCCTGCTGCTATAGAACAATCTGCTTGGGTTGAAGATCAGTTAAGGATGCCACCACACAAGGGAGGTATGTCTACACCATTCGATCTTGTTATAGCTCAGGCTTTAAGGGCAGTCATTGAGGGTTATGCAGGATTCGAAAAAGTGTTCGCTATTTCTGATGGCAAAGTAGTATTTCGTAAAGTAGCTTGGAGAGACCCTACAACAATAAGTATGCGTACTGATGATAGGGGAGGATTTAACGGCTTTAGGCAAAGAGCATATATTGGTAACACTTATGCTGATGTAACAATACCTTTAGATCGCAGCTTTCTTTATACGTATGGTAAAGAGTTTCATAATCTTAAAGGCAGGTCTGCTTTCCTTGCAGCATATTCTAGCTATGATAAGAAAAGACGTTTACTATATTTTGCTGAGCAACAAGCACAAGCTGATGCTTTGAAAGTAAAAATTGTTGAGGGTAAAGAACGAGCCTCACAAGACGAACTAGATGAGACTGTTGCTGCTGTCGATGAGATAGGTTTTAAAGCTACTGTTGGTGTACCTAACGGATATAAAGTTAGTGCGCTCGACACAGGTTCAACTTATGATCTTCTGCCTTTAATCGAATTTCAGAACGCAGAAATGGCAAGATCAGTACTCGCGATGTTTATTCTTCTTGGTACTGGCTCTAATACTGGTGCTTATGCTTTGTCTCAAGATCAATCAGACTTCTTCGTACAAGCTTTAATGTCAATAAGTAAGTCATTAGAACAACATATAACTTCTTATCTAATACCCGATTTGTATAAATATAATTATGCGACACCCGAATACGGCACTTTCAAGTTCGAAGATATTACAGACTCAACAACAGAATTATTGAAAGAAACATTTATCAAACTTACCGAGAAAGATCGTCTGCCACAAGAAATAGTAGATGGTGTTATACAGAAGATGGCTGACAAACTCGATATAGATATTGATATGCTAGAACAAGCAATAGCTGAGCCAATACAAGACCCGACAGTTGACCCTATTGCAGAAGTTGTTGAACCTATACCAGCATTATCTTTAAGCACAGATGCTTGGAGAAGATCTTTAACAAAAGCAGAAACAAAAGTCAACTTTGCGAGCATAGAAAACAAACTTAACAGTCTCGAAGCCGACACAGAACGTAACATTAGAGCGATATACGATGCTCTAGTTGCCAACGCTTTACCTAAAATAGATAAATATGTTGCTGCTGGACAATACGAGAAGCTGACAGAAAAAAATCTGTTCGATGAAAATCTAAAAAACCAGTATGTTAAAGCCTTAAAAGAAGCAGGGTTGGATGCTTATACGTATGGTAAGAATGGTGCGAGCGACGAATTGTTTATCCCTATTCCTTCTACGCCTAAAGAATCTAAAGATTTCTTCCAAAATAACGCTGTTACTATTGTTGAAAAACAGTTGTCTGATCTGATTTTTAAGATACAAACAGAAGTTAGCAAGGCTCAACGTAAAGACCAACTATCCACAAGGTTATCCACAGGTGATATTATTGTTGCAGTAACAGCAATGTTTACTGATTATTACCAGAATACTATCGGGCTGACAGCTACAGCTATAGCAGCTATCGCTATCAATAAAGGTCGTAAAGATGTTTTTGATGTGGCTAAAGAAAAAATATATGCTTACCAATACTCAGCCCTGTTAGATAATCGTACCTGTCCTACATGTGAAGAACTCGACGGGAAAGTCCTGTCAGAAACAGAATACAAAAACACTACCTACGACCCACCAATACATCATAACTGCCGTTGTATATGGGTTGCTATTCTCCAAGACGAAATAGACCCTCCTGACATTACTGGCTTCCCCGATACTTCAAGACTTCTAGAACCTTCATTATCTAAAGATATGGAAGATCAAATAGTTGAGCTAACACAAAAAGCAGTAAAAAAAGCTGTTGCTGACGAGGTTGATAAACTATTAGCAGAGGATTAACTTATGGCTAATAAGATCGAACAGATAGCATTAAAAGAAAAAAAGAAGATACAAGCTAAACAAGATGCTGATGTTATACGTTTCTCAAAAAAAATAGCAGAAGAAATCTTAAACAATATAGGACAATTAGATCGTGACGATAAAAAAGAGTTACAAGAAAGCATTGTTAGCCTATCTAAATCTGTAGCAGAAGCAATAGTATCTTCTAACACTACTTTTGATAATACTCTTAAAGACAATTTCAGTAAACTTCTCGTTGCAACCAAAAATAACGATAATAGAGCAGATCAAAACAAGATTTTTAAACAGATAGGAACATCACTATCTAACTTCGAAGTAGCTTTGAGCCGTTTAGAGTTATCGCCACAAATAAATGTTACTGGGCTTACTAAAGAGGAATTAAAAAAAGAGATAGATAAAATTCTTTCTAAGCTACCTGCATCTTCTAAAAGAGAAGTTGTTATTGCTTACGAGAACGCTAACCCTGACAAGTATATTAACGTCCGTTTGACTGATGGTATAGAACATTATAAAGCTTTAGCTGGGGGCGGTGGTGGTACTCCTGATGGTGCTACTGTTAGTAAACAAGACGAGATTATTACAGCAATTCAGGGTATTTCTGGAAGTGTTAATTATACGACCAGGATTGTTACTGTTGGTTCTTTAACATATATTGGTAATGCTGCTATAGGTTCTGCAACATCTGTCGCAGTATGGCAAATTAAACGGCTTGCAACCCCTGGTTTAACTAAACTATGGGCTGATGGTAACGATAATTTTGATAATGTTTGGGACGATAGAGAAAGCTTGAGTTATAGCTAATGGCTACACGACATGTTACATATACTTTAGAAAACGCTCAGGTCACTTTAGATCGTAGTACAGATATAGATTTAATTAACGAGATTGAAGCTAACGGATATTTAGCAAAAGATGACGTGACTAACCCTGAGGCAGACATTATTGAAGAAGGTGCTTTAGTTTTAACTGTTGACGGTGAACGTATAGTAGTAGCAGAGGAAGATTTGACACGTGGCAACATTTAACCTTGTAGCAGATACCCGTTTACGTCAACTTGTAGGACGTACTGGTTCGGATGTAGTAAACAATTTAGGTTTTGCTTTTACTATTGATACTCATACTTGTTTTGGTACTGGAGCTACTACTTCTACAATTATAAGTTCTGTTACTGGTTCTTCTACTTTGGGTGGTGACATTAAAATTCGTGGAGATCAAACACGACTTGTTCCTTTTGATACAGGTAGTGGTACTGTTCCTGCTTACGATACTGTGATTACTGGTTCTGGTGGAGGCTCTGGTTTATTGCAGGGTGTATATACGGCTGCTCTTAACGCTGCACCTTTAACTCCTGGCGATGCCATGCCAACAAGCGGATATTTTCTTTTGAGCGAATGGAACTCTGTTACTTTTCCTGATAATAATACTTTGACTGGTATTAGCGCAATAGTATGTATCGACCATATTTTGGGTTCTGGTACTGACCGTTGGGGTTGGATAGAAGTTGTAGGTGTTGAAGGTTCAACATGGACTATAAACGGGTTAAATAACCAGTCTAATATTGCTGTTAAAGGGAAACCTTTCCAGATTGGTACAACTCCTGGAACTCCTGCCCGAACTGACACTTATCAAATACCAACCAACGGAAGGTTAGCTTGGCATCCTGGCGTGTTCTTACGCAACCCGACTCCTGCCACTATTACTAACGCTGCCTATGCCGATGAGTTCGATGGAACAAATGCAACTGGTGGATGGATTACTGCTACAGCCACAGGGCATAACTTTACTAATGGTGCTGTAGTCGAGATAGCAGGTATAACTCCTACTGCGTTTAACACCACTAGAACAATGATTGAAGTTATAGATGCTAACACTATAAAGTACTTCTCAGCCACAGACCCAGGCACATATACATCTGGCGGAACAATTACAGGAACATACGAGTTCTGGGCTAACACCTCTGATAGCGCTACTGATGCTAACGTAGCCACTGATGATTGGCGTGGACACTACTGCTGGATTGATACCGCTACAGGAACGCTTAGATTCGGTTCTGACGGTATAAACTCAACAGGCGGTGCTTTGCCTCCTGCTGGCTACGAAATCACTATTGGTAACGTATTCTTGCAAAACGCTGCAACCGCAAGCCCTACGATAAACACACTGTCCGCCACACTTGGGAACCGTTACAAGTTCGGTACAGGTGGTGGTGGCTCAATCGAGATGGAATGGGTTAGTTGTTCATGGCGTATACCTATTTCTGTTGGTGATAAGTTCAACGTCGATTATTCAGGCATCACCAAGCCTGTCACCGCACAACAGTTCGGGTCACAGATGAACTTCCGTAACTCTGGTATGGGTTCTCCTGTAAGTGTTGGCGGACAGGGTATTGACGTTATTACATCAACAGAAGGTGCTTTGTTTGATAACTTCCACTGTTCTACTGGTAACTATAACGCTAGTTCTGTTAATGCACTACGCTCTAACACCTCTGATAACGTAGAGGTTAAGTTTAGTAGAATATCCCACTCAGGGTCAAGGATAGCCACCTCAAACAGCTCATTCGGTTCAGTAACAGCAAGCAATATATCCGTTCACGATAGCATCCTAAGTGGTCAAACATCTTATGCTACAGGAGTAAATATTGAACAGTATAGAGTCTGGCGTTACTACACAGCAGGAGATACTCGCCCAGGTACAACAGGGGAGAACATTCACGGTACAACCTTCTCAGGTATAACAGACGGGTTATGCGAAAGAGACTATCACCCACTACCATTCCAACACTCAAAGGTTGGGCTATTCACTTGCGGTACATCTTCAGTACGACCAACAC